AAAAAGCAATGATGATGTGCGAAGTTTGTGCGTTCAATATTTGTGACTTGCCAAGCGAACTCATATTTATGATTGTAGACAATATTGGAGATAAAGACTATCTTGTAAACTTGAAGAAGACATGTATGTTGTTTAGCAAATCTATCAGTCAATTTTATATTGCTAGACAAATAGTATCAAGAAAGTATGGACTATATACTATTCTTTTAAAAGGAAGACAGAGTTGGTGTATGAATCCTAATTGTAGTGACGATAGTAAAAGTATTGTTGAATATATATGGAATTATGGTCAAGGAAATTATACACATCATACACAATTTGCGTTAAACGCAACAGAAATAGTTGTTAACGGAAAACCATATAATTTTAAGTCTCATTATTGCTGTGAGTGCTTAAAAAAACATGTTTTAATAGGTGATAGAAAAAATGTATCACAACACTATGGAGATTATTATAAATATAACATGCAAGTAAACATTTCTTATAATAATAAACCTACTCCTTCAACATGGACTAACCAAAGAACACTAGAAAAAGAACCATTATTTGAATGGCAAGTGATGATGCTTGAAGAATGAGTATAATTTGTATATGTGTTTGTTATATATTATAAAAATTGAATACTTTTTTTGTATTTATTTATAGTCTGGACAAAAAAGCAAAGAGCAAAGAACAAAGAACAAAAGCAATATGTCAAGCATTAATTCGAGCGACCACGTTTCATTTTCGGTCGCACAAGCGCGGTTGCAGGAGTTTTTTGAGAAATTCATTCCGACCAAACGCAAATACTGTATCAATCCTGAGTGTGTCAAGGACACTGAAGGTGCTGTGCTATATATATGGAAGGCTAACTCACTATCATACGAACACACGGATCGGCAGGCAGCATTGAACATTTCAATCATATGGGTGAATGGAAAGAAGCAATGGATTAGGTCTCATTATTGTTGCGAGTGCTTCAAGAAATATGTTTTGGTGGGAGACAACAAGCATGCTTCGCAGCACTATGAGCAATATTGTCCTGGAGTTCAAGCAGTGGAAGTGTACTTTCATTATGAGCCTGTGCATTCTACATGGTACAATAGTATTACAAAACGCGATGAAAAGTTGAGTGAGCAACAACTTTGCATGCTTAGTAGTGATTGATGTTAAGTGCGTTGTGTGTGTTGTAAAAAAAAATTGATTTTTTTTTTAAATTATTTACTAATTATTTATAGTTCTAAACAACAACTATGTCTAGCATTAATTCGAGCGACCACGTTTCATTTTCGGTCGCTAGAGAGAGGTTGCTGGAGTTTTTTGAGAAGTTTGTTCCTACAAAGCGCCAATACTGTATAAATCCTAACTGTATCAAGGAAACGGAAATGGCAGTGGTACACATATGGGAGGCTCACTCAAAAACATACAAACACACTGAACGGCAACCAGCGTTGAACACTACAACAATGTGGGTTAGTGGAAAGAAACAATGGTTTAGGTCTCATTATTGCTGCGAGTGCTTCAAGAAATATGTTTTGGTGGGAAACAACAAGAATGCTTCGCATCGCTATTGGACTTCTTATGACAGACGTCAACAAAATGTGCACGTGATTTTTAATAGAGCACCATACCCATCTTCAACATCTTATTATGGTTCAGGCACTATGCAACCACTAACCAAGTTTCAAATTAAAATGCTTGGTTAGTCGTTGTATGTCTTATAATAAAAATTGAATATATTTTTTATTATTTTTGCACTATTAACAAAATAATTAAAGCTTTAAAAATGATGAGCATAAGCAACATCTGCGACTTACCAAGCGACATTATGACACTCATTATAAAAAAACTCGGCAATTATGAATATGCAATTGGTCTAAACATTACTTGTAAGTCGTTGTCTAAGTTGATTTCTAAATTTGCCTTAACAAAGGAAATGTTTGCTGTGTTGTTTAGCAGATTTAATCCTTACGAGTTACAGAGATATAATCCACATCGTAAGTATATGGCAAGATGTGTAAATGAGCGTTGTAAAGAGGAAACAGAAAATGCGTGTGTATACATATGGGAGGCTCACGATGGGCTTGGTTATGTACACAGGAAACAAGATGCACAAAACACAAATTTAATGGTAATTAATAAGAAAAAGTTCTGGTTTCGCTCGCCTTATTGTTGTGAATGCTTTAAAAGGCATGTTTTAGTAGGAAACAACAAAAATGTTGCGCAACATTACGGAAATTATTGTTATGGAATGCAGCAAGTAGTTGTAACCTTTAACACAACACAACCCTCTAGTTGGTATGATTGTGCTAGAGATTGGTATGCTCCATTAACGGAGAGACAGGTGCGTCTTTTAAATAGTTATTATGATTAATTTCTATTAGTGCTACAAAAAAATTGATTTCTTATCAATTATTTATAATACCAAAAAAAACGACTATGACAAGTGTTAAAACAAGTAACCAAGTTTCATTTTCGGTCGCTATAAATCGGTATCAGGAGTTTTTTGAAAAATTTGTTCCAACGCAGTGTCAAGAATGTATCAACCCCAACTGTAGACAAAAGAAACAAAGCGCAATAAAACATATTTGGCATGCTGACACACTTATATATAAACATAATGAAGACCATATGGCGTCAACTATAGCACCTACGTTAAATATAATAACAATACTGGTTAATGGAGAGCAATTTACTGTTATGTCACATTATTGTTGTGAGTGCTTCAAACAACAAGTGAAAAAAGAACGGAGTACAAGGCAGAGAGCAAATCAAGAAAAGCGCACACAAGAAAAGCAGGCGTGCTAGTGCTTACAACGAGATTTGCGTTTAAAAGAAGAGGAGGAAAAAGCTAAAGCACAAACTAATGATTAAATGCTATAACAACATTTTTATAGATGTTGTTATACTTTTTAAAAATTGATTAGTTTTTTTTTACTATTTATTTATAACCTGGACAAAAAGAGAGAAGAGCAAAGAGAGATGATGATGTGCCAAGCTTGCGAGCTCAATATTTGCGACTTGCCAAGCGAGCTCATTGCACTCATTGTTGACCGCCTTGGAAACAAAGACTACCTCATGAGTTTCAAAGAGACGTGTGTGTTGTTTAGCAAATGTGTGAGTCAATTTTACATTGCGGGGCAGATGGTTTCGGTGAAGTATGGACTGTTTACTGAACGCTATGTTGACAAGCGTTTCGAATTCCAGTATGTGATGGGTGACTGTGCGAACGCAAACTGCTACTACGATACTGAAGCAGTGTGCGAGTATGTATGGAATTACGGATACAGGCACTATAATCATCGCATTCAAAAGCCCATGCAGTCAACGACCATGTTTGTCAATGGAAAAGAGTACCCAGTCAAGCATCATTATTGTGCTGAGTGCTTTGTGAAGTTTGTATTGGGTGGGTCAAATCCAAACATGTCGCGGCACTACGGGGACTATACTAGCGATGGCGACAAGCAAGTGGATGTGACCTTCAATGATGAACCGACACCTTCAACATGGATACATTACCAAACAGGAACAAAGGAACCATTGACCAAGTGGCAAGTAGATGCTATGAATGGTAAGTTTCCATAGCATATATTTGTCTTGTGTTGTGTTGTGTTGTGTATTATTTTTTTTGCTTTAGTGTTTGTTTTTTATTTAAAAGTAATTTGCCATTTAACGTTTTAGTCAATTTATTTTTATTTGTTTTGCTTGTTTTTAACATCATTCTTTTTTTACACGAAAATCCATTTATTTTTAAATGCTTACGTTGTAATACACTATGATTACATATTCCAATGGCACGACTTTCTTTTTTACCTGGATTGGGAACTTTTTTTATACAACTACATAATTTCTTTGCTATTATATTTTCTGCCATTTTTTTTATAGAACTTAAAGATGTGTTCGAATTTATTTTAATATTATAATAATTTAAAATATTAATATAATCCTCTTTTGTTAAATTCATATATTGTTATATAATATATTACCATATATTTTTATAAAATAACATATATTTTATAAAATAACATATATTTTTATAAAATTATATATATTTTTATAAAGTTATATATATAATTACTATGAATGCTAAAAAAATACTTAATTATACATTAATAATTTCTATAGCTATACAAATATTTACATTTGTAATAAGTATTCAGGGTATTTTTATAGAAATTCCTACAATATATCATTTAATAAAAGACTTATTTTTCTTAGAATTATTTGTTCAATTAATTGAAGGAGTATTTTATATATGGTTAGCATTTAATATTTCAAAACTTAATAATATTACTCCTAAAAGATATTTTGATTGGATGATAACAACTCCTACTATGCTTATTACATTAATTTCCTATTTAATATTTATTAATGCTAAAGAAACAAATCAAACGCAAGGTCTAACTTTATATTCTATTTTAACTACTAACTCAAATGTTATTATACCAATATTGCTTTTAAATTGGGCAATGTTGCTATTTGGGTATTTGGGAGAAATAAAAGTACTTCCAGTACTATATTCTATAATTCTTGGGTTTATACCATTTATAATTTATTATACTATGATTTATAGTAATTTTGTTCAAAAAAATAATAGTGGTTATGTATTTTTCTTCTATTTTTTAATTTTTTGGTCTTTATATGGATTTGTTGCTGCTTTACCTTATTATGCCAAAAATATACTATATAATATATTAGACCTTTTTGCCAAGAATTTCTTTGGTCTATTTTTAGCATATATAATTTATACTGGAAACTATTAAACATATTGTAACAAGTATAAGTGTAGTAAAAAATGCTAATATATTTTATATGGCAAAATTATTTTATAATGTTATATTAGAATCATATAAGTAGTATGTTAATAGAAAGTACAATTCCTAATAGCATTAATTATGTAATGGTCTTTGATTTAGATGAAACTCTTGGACATTTTTCACAATTATATGTATTTTGGTCATTATTTACAAACTATATTAATAATAGTAATGAAATGTTATTTTTTGAACTATTAGATACTTTTCCTAAATTTTTGCGTCCTAACATATTAAATATATTGAAAAATATTAAGCAAAAAAAGGAAAAAGGATTGTGTAATTATGTCATGATATATACTAATAATAATGGTCCAAAATCGTGGGCAACTATGATTCAAAATTATTTTCATCATAAATTAAAATATCACTTATTTGATAGAATAATTGGAGCATTTAAAGTAAATGGACAAATTATTGAAGTTTGTAGGACCTCACATGGAAAGTCCATGAAAGATTTAATAAATTGTACAAAATTACCATCAAATAGTCAAATATGTTTTATAGATGATCAAACACATAATGAAATGTATAATGAAAATGTATTATATATAAACTTGAAACCATATAACCACAATATAAATTTTATAACTATGGCATCTAAAACTTATGATAAATATTATTCTTATTTTCCTAGTGCTAAATCAAAAGAAGATTTTATTAATTATATTGCTAACAATACACAAAATTATAAACTAGAATATTTAAATAAATCAAAAGTAGAATATAATATTGAACAAGTTTTTGGTAATGTTTTAATTAAAAAAATAGAGGCATTTTTTAACTCTAAACCGCGAAAATTTACCAAAAAAAATAGAAAAACATAATTTAAACAATTAAGTTTTTATTAAACATATTTGTTGAAAACTACTTAGTTATATTAGCAATTAATTCATTTATAGTATTGCTTATAATATATTTGGCATTGCTTTGTAAATAACTTTCAATAGAACCTATTATTGTACTTGATAACAATAAAAATACACCCGAAGAAAATACCAATTGTCTGTCAAATTCTCCAAATTTGCGTTCGTTATATGTAATAGGATTATAATATATAACTAACAAAGAACCTATATATATACGCAAAAACGACTTCAAGTGTTCTAAATATTGTGGTGCAAAACCACCGACACCTAGCAAAACTATAATATATAATAAGAAACTTGCTCTTAGTGAATATAAAAAGAATATTTCATTAACTTTCCTGATTTTATACATTTTATATTTATTGATATGTACAAATATTAAAAATATTTATACATATTTAACATTATTACTATTATCTAAAATATTTATAGCATTTTTTTAAACTTGCTTGGTAACCTTCCAAAGTTGCCCCAGACCCCCCAAAACTTAAGTATTAAAAAGTTAAATTTCACTTTTTTTGAAAAATATAATTTGAAAATTTTTTGGGTTTTGGACATTTATAAATGTCCAGTTTTGATTTTTAAGAATCTTTATATAATTTTTAAAATATTTCATGTGTAAAAATACATTTGTCAACATTAAGGTAACAAAACATTTAGAAATGCTCAAAATTTTACCAAACCATAAATTTTTTTCAAGAATTTTCAAATTTTTACGCTTTTTTTATAAGTATAAAATACTTATAAAATACTTATAAATTTTGCGAAATTTCGCGACATTTTTTGTTATATTTTTATATGTTATGATATATGTATTCATATTATAAATTTTATATATATTTTTTTACTCGATTTCAAAAATACTTATATTTGGCGTGAAATTTTTAAAAAATGATTTAAGAGTTTTTTTTATAAGTATATTATACTTATAAATGACTTATAAAAAAAACGCAAAAAACTCCATTTTTTATGAATGTAATTTATGTGATTATAATACGTGTAAAAAGGGCGATTATTGTAGACATTTACAAACGCAAAAACACAAAAATAACGAAATACTTATAAATGGCGAGCAAATAATAAATAAAATTTTTGCTTGTGAATGTGGAAAAAAATACAAACATAATCAGAGTTTATATAATCATAAAAAAAAATGTACTAATGAAGCAATAAGCAATAAAAAGGATGAGCCAAATAATCAAGTTATTTTGCAAAATAATGTTGACCAAAATATGATAATGAAGTTAATATCCGAAAATAATGATATAAAAAATTTATTATTAATACAACAGCAACAATTATTGGAACAGCAAAAACAATTGGGAGAACAACATAGACAATTAGTTGAAATAGTACCTAAAATAGGTAATATAACAAATAATACGGCACATATAAAGCAAAATTTCAATATTAATGTTTTTCTAAATGAGCAATGTAAAAATGCGATAAATATGAATGATTTTATAAAGCAAATAAAACTAACATTGGAAGATTTAGATTTAACAAAAAACAAAGGATTGGAAATAGGATTAAGTAATGCTATTATTCAAACTATTAATAAAATGTCACTATTTGAAAGACCATTACATTGTACTGATCCTAAACGCGAAACATTATATATAAAAGATAATGATTTGTGGGAAAAAGATAGTGATAAAACGAAAATAAAAGGGGCTTTACATAATTTAAATAAAGCACATTTTAAATTAATTCAAGATTGGATTGCTGAAAATCCGGACTTTAAAGAAAATGATGCTAAACAAGACTATTTTGCTTATTTATTGAAAACTTGTTCTGTTAGTTTAAAGACAATAGATGATAAAATTATAAAAAAAATATGTGCTTGTAATAATTTGAAAGACAATTTAAAACAATTAGAAAATATTACTTGGGATTAAATGATATTAATTGAGATTAATTGACAAAAATAATTATATATGTTTATATTAGTTTATAATGTTTTTAAATTTATTACGACCACTACTTAATTTTATTTGTATCATAAATAAAGGCATGAACTTTATTTATCCGTATTTACCTCTTATAAATAGTGTTGTAACAATAATATTTATAATATTGGGAATTACTGGCGCAATAATGTTTGGTATGGGTATTAAATTTAAAAATGTTGCTCGCAATGTTTATAGTTCTGTTCATTTAATAACAACTTTTATTTGTATGTTAATAATATTTCATCTTACATATTGTCCGCTAGTTATTCCAACTAATTCTGAAGATAAAAATGAAGTTCCGCCGAAAGAACCAAGTACAATTCAAGATGGTGAAGGAGGACTTAATATGTTCGGTTCTAAGATGCCTGGATTTAAAATGCCCATTCCTAATTTACCAAAATCTATCACAAATGGTGTTAGTAATATATTTAGTTTTATAAATAACTTGGTTAAAAATAATACTATACCATTTATTATTGTGCAAGTATTATGTGTAACTATAATAGTAATAGTTTGTACTTTAATGTCTGCTATATATGGTGGTATAGCTAAGGCTGGTTATGAGTTGCATTGTACTGCTAGCAATGAAGTTTTTAATATTCCATGGTGGGGAAATTTAGTAGATTTTTTTATGCATATACTTTTAATTATATCATCTATTTATGCAATAATATACTTTATTATTAAATTGTTTACAGATATTTTTACTTCAATACCGAGTTCTAGTTCAAAATCTCTTGATAGTAAAAATATAAATGATAAAATGCCTTCGGGAGTTCGTAAAAGATTTGGAAAATATTTTAATATTATGAATGACTGGCCAATAATAAGAGGAACATTTATTATATCGTTATCCTATTATATAATACAATTACTTTTAAGATTGTTTGAAGATTTTATTTCTTATATTATTGTTTCATTTTCTAATTGGCAAAAAGCAGAAACTGAATGTAGTGATGAACCAAATAAAAATTCAAAAACAGATATGGAAAGAATGATTACATTAATTATTAATATAATAATATTTATAATATTAGTTATAATTACTATAGTATTGTTGTTTATTAATATTTTTTATAGTCCTGTAATTATCCAATTTCTTACTATGGGTCCTAAATTTTATATTCCGGCTGCTGTAGCAATATCTGGCCACGTAGATTTAAAGTCTATAACAAAAATAGTTTCGCAAGCAACAAATGGAAAAGTAAATGAACAAAAGATACAAGAAATTTCAGATAAAGTATTAGCAACGCTAGAAAATAGTGATGAAAAATTTGATTTAAAACAAATGTTTGGTAACATCAATGGTAAAAATATAGACCCTGCTCCTGCTACTGCTCCTCCTACTGCTAATGCTCCTGCTACTGCTACTGCTAATGCTCCTGCTAGTGCTCCTTAAACTTCAACATAATATTTAAAACTTATAAAAAATATAATATTTTTAAAACTTATAAAAATATTATATTTAAAAAGAAGAACCAAAAGCACCTCCCAATGCTCCATTAGCAGCCATTGGTTCCATTGAATCCATAAAAGCATTTTGCATCGCCTGATTTTGGAAATTGTTTCCACCACCACCTCCGCCTCCTCCACCACTATTCATCATATTGGGTAAAGAATCAATTAATGAAATATTATTTTGTCCTGGTAATTGATTAACACGTGGTGCTATAATAGTATTATCAAGACTATCTGCTCTACTTGCTTGATGAATTCCCGGTTGACTTACTCTAATATTTCCTTGATTATTTCCTCCTTTTGTTTGAGTTTTTCCATTCCACATTTCCAATATTCTATCATATAAAATATTTATTTTTGAACCTAATTTTGTTTGCATGGTCATTATTAACACTAAAGTAGGAATAATAAAACTTATTTCATTAAATTTAGAATAGGGAACTTTGCTATATGTTGGAAAATATCTAATAATTTTATCAATTAAATACATAGCAATAAATAATACACCTAATTGAATTATTATTTCTATTATTAATTCTATACTTTCTTTTCTATCATCATCTTCGGGTATATATTCTTTTATCATTTTTAATAATACTATAACAGGTATTAAAGCAATTATAATATATTGAAACATATTCAATAATATTGCCTTATTATCGCTATCAAAATTGAAAACATAATTGAAAAATCCAGAAGGACTTAATTTAGTACTTCCTCCAATACTATTCTCAATAGATTCTTCTATGGTCATAAATACTATTATATATATAAATTAAAAAAAATATAATAATAAATTATTTTACCTAAATAAAAGAATTATTTTTTATTAATCTAGATAAACAATATTTTATAAAATAAACAATATTTTATTGAATAAAATATATTTTTATTTAATAAATAATATTTTAATAAATATTAAAAATTTATTGCTAATATTATTAAAATGTTAAAGAAATCTTGCGAATCAATAAAATATAGAAATAATAAGTATCATGAAGAAAATCAATATTTAAATTTACTAGAAGATATATTAACTACTAATTCTGAGTTTGTTGGAAGAAATGGAAATACATTGTCTATTTATGGTTCGGCAATGCATTTTTCGCTTGAAAATAATAAAATTCCTCTAATTACTACTAAAAAAGTTGCTTGGAAAACTTGCTTACGTGAATTATTATGGTTTATTAAGGGAGATACAAACAATAAACACTTAAAAGAAAAAAATGTTCATATATGGGATGAAAATGGTTCACGTAATTTTTTAGATGAGCGTGGATTATATAATAATAGTGAAGATGATTTAGGTCCAATATATGGTTTCCAATGGCGTCATTATAATGCTAAATATATTAATTGTAATACTAATTACACCAATAAAGGTATTGATCAATTAAAACAGGTCATTGAATGTTTAAAAGATCCTAAGCAAAGAAATTCTAGACGAATGGTTATTACAGCTTGGAACCCTTGTCAATTAGATATTATGGCACTTCCGCCATGTCATATTATGATGCAGTTTAACGTGACAAATAATACAAAATTGAGTTGCTCAATGTATCAGCGTTCAAATGATGAAGCATGTGGTACTTGTTTTAATATAGCATCATATTGCTTTCTAACACATTTATTAGCAAAACACTGCGACTTAGAACCATATGAGTTTCTTTATTATAAAGGCAATTGCCATATTTATAATGAACATGTTGATAATATAAAATTACAATTAACACGAGAACCATATGAATTTCCCACTTTAGAAATTATTAATAAAAGAGAAAATATTGAAGACTATTGTGAAGAAGATTTTATTATACATAATTATAAACATCATGAACCTATAAAATATGTTATGGTTCCCTAAACAATAATTAAATAAATATTTAACAATTTTTATAATTATTAAATAATTATAAAAATTTATAATTATTAATAATATTATGGTTTAAAAAAAGATAATATAGTATTGTAAATATGTCAACAGCAGCTTTAGCATCGGCACGAAGAAGACGAACAACAAATGAACCACCACCATCATCTCAAAATGTTTTAAATAGAACACAGCAGCAAGAATCGCCAAATTCTGTTAAACAGGTATTACCACCTCCACAATCTTTAACGCCTTTACAAATATTACAACTTCATGATAATAAATTGAAAGATTTAGAGGCATTATTAGTTGAATTAAATAGCGAAGAATATATAACAAATGTTGTTGAAGAAAAAATAAATAATTTAATTCAGTCAAAACTAGAGACTTTTTCTAATACTTTAGATAAAGTAAAAGCTCCCGATCAAAATTCTAATTCTTTTGAAACAAAATTACAAATGCTTGAAACTACTATTCAAACCAATTTAACTATTCAAAATGTTAAATTTGATGAATTTAAAAATAAAATTCAAGAAAATTTTAATACTTTTAAAGAAAACACTACTAAAATGATAGAACTATTAAATGTTAAAGAAACACATATGTCCACTATTAGCGAACCAACTATGAATGTTGAAAAATTAGAATTACTAACTAAAGAAGTAAATGAATTAAAATTATTGGTGATTAAAAATCAAACATTAGCTTTGGAAACATGTACTTCGTTAATTAATATGAAAGACGATATTAAATTAAATGCTGAAAAAATTACGCAAACAATTGAAAAAGTTAGTTCTATGAATAATATGTGCTGTAATGAAGTTCAATGTGATCCAGCACAAATGTTTTTACAATCTTTTATGAAAACTAAATTATTTGGTGGAGCAAATAAAATAAATATTGATTCAAATTATGATGAACATGAGGATAATGAAGATGAAGATGATGACGATTATGAAGAAACAAATGATAATAGTAAAAAATTACATATTAACGTAACAAATGAAGAAATTGCTTTAGATGATGAGGAAATAGTTTCACACAATGATAAAATCATTGTTGACACACATGAGTTAGTTATGGATGAAAATCAATTACAAGAAATATTAGAATTAAATGCTATGGAAGAAATTAATTTAAATAGCACATCATTAAAACAAGAACTATTAGATGAAATTAAAAATATTTCATTGGAAAATAGTGAAACTATTTTAGAACCTAATGTTGAAGCATGTTAAGGCATAATTTAGTATATATATACTAATATGTATAAGAGTATTATTTATTTTATTTATTTTATTTATGTTTAAATAAAATAAATAATATGTGTTTAACTATTAATTATTAATGGAGTTAGTAATTAATTTTATGATTTTTTGTATTGTATTATTTATATATATTCACGTATATAATCACATTAAAACAAGTAATTACTTAGAAGTATATGAAATAGAAAATCTCTCTAAAGACAAATTTGAGGACATAATTAATTTTAAACAACCATTATTATTAAATAATAGCTCGCTAATAAATAATATTGATATTACTTATTTGATTAATAATTATCCAACTTTTGACCTAAATTTATATAATAAACAAAATGGATTGTTTTTAAAAACAAAAATGGAAGATTTTGATGCTATAATAAATAGTGATACTTCAAATAATTATATAACTTATAATAATAAAGATTTTTTGGAAGAAACAACACTAGAAAAATTATTATCTTCAAATGATACTTTTTTTAGACCATATAATGTATGTAGTAAAAATTATGATATTATAATGGGGAAAAAAAATAACATTACTCAATTAAAATATAGTATTAATTCGCGAAATATATTATATTTATCAAGTGGAAAAATAGAAGTAACAATGTGTCCGCCTAAATATTATAAAAATTTACATGTTCAAAAAAATTATGAGTTATTAGATTTTTATTCAGCAATTGATATTAACAATGTTCAAAGTATTTATAAAAATGACTATCATAAAGTAAAATTTTTAAGAGTATTATTAAATACTAGTCAGGTTCTAATAATACCACCTTATTGGTTTTATAGTATAAAATTTCTTGAAGAAAATTCAATAGTTTTTTTTAATAGTTATAGAACCTATACAAGTAGTATAGCAATAGTGCCAGATTTATTTGTACAACTATTACAAGAAAATAATTTGAAGCTAAATATAATAAAAGAACTATATACTAAAAATAATGAAAATGGTGAAAGTGATGAAAATAGTAAAAGTGATGAAAATAGTAAAAGTGATAAAAATAGTAAAAGTGATAAAAATAATGAAAATGGTGAAAGCAAAAGTACTAATAGTAATACAAATATAAGTGAAATAGCAAATACAAATTAAAAATAAATTATATATAAATATATAATACTAATATATAGTACCACTATAATAGTAATATTATATTAGTACAGCATATATGTTAATAAATAAATATGAAGTAATATCTAAAATATCTAATGGTGAATTTGGAGAAGTATTAAAAGCAGAATTTGGTGGCAAATTTTATGCTTTAAAATATGGAGTAAAAGAGTTAATCAAATATGAATTATTAATATATAAACAACTAAAATCATGTAGCAATATATCAAATATATATGATGTATTTGAATACAATAATAATATGTATATGGTATTAGATTTATATAATATGACTTTAGTAGATTATAAATTACGTAATTATGATCACACAAATTATTTCGAGAGATGTATTATTATTATAAAGTCTTTAATAATAATTATGAAAACAATTCATGATAACAATATACTTCATAGAGATTTGAAGCCAACAAATATATGTTTAGATTCCAATAACAAATTATATATAATTGATTTTGGCATAGCTAAAATATATAAACATGCTAATGTTCATAATAGCGAAACAAAAATAAAAGGACTAATTGGTTCAATCAATTTTTCAAGTTTAAATGTAATAAATTTAATAGAACCTTCAAGACGAGATGATATTGAATCATTATTTTATAACTTATTATATTTATTATTGAATAATGAAAATTATAAATGCTATGATGGTCTTAATACCTTTAAAAAAAAAGACATAAAAGCTATTACATATTTGATGCAAAATACATTAAATATACAAAATGTAGATTATGCTTTATTAAATAGATTGTTTAATTATATTAGAAGATTAAAATATAATCAAGAACCCAAATATGATTACATTGTAGAACTACTTTCTAAATTACTAATATAATATGATTTAATATAATATCCTTATTGTAATTATTTTAAAAATAACGTTATATTATACATTATTTCTTTTGCTCTTTTTTTAAAATTATTGTTTGACAAATTAACTAATAAATCTAATGATTCGTAAATATCATTATTTATAATTGATAATAAATGAGCAAAAGTATATGGTAAATCTTGTACTTCACATAATACTAATATAATAGAATAAATATTATTAAAATAATATTTATAATAATTAAACCATTTGTAAGTAATATAATTCTTATATTTAATAAGAATTACAAGCATCTCATTTATTTCTTGTAATGTTATTTTGTTATTTGAGAGATTATGAAAATCATTAATTTTATGTGTTGCCATAGCAATAATATTTGCTATTATTAAATAATCCTTTTTATTAGACATATTGGTTTTTATAGTATTGAAGCTTAATATATGTGCTTGTAAATCTCTCGGCAATTTAAAATAAATATTGTTTAAAATTCGTCTTACCTTATGACCTCTATATATTTTTTGAATTATTACAATTTGTGGATTATAGTGTATTTTAGCATGATTGCCACAATAAAAATTTTTACATAATAAAAAAATAGGATATTTGTATTTTTTACAAATAATACAAAACATAATTATATAATAAAATAATATAAAGGTTTTATATATTATTAATATATAAAATGTCTATGGCTGATACTGCCACCAACCAATACGTAGGAAAAGTAAAATGGTTCAATAACAAATCGGGTTATGGTTTTATTACATTTATTGATTCAAGTGATTTTAAAGGTAAAGATATTTTTGCTCACCATTCATCGCTAAATGTGAAAGATGAAATTTATAAATACTTAGTTCAAGGAGAGTATGTCGAGTTTGGTGTTCAAAAAATGGACTCGGGTAATCACGAATATCAAGCAATGAATATTAAGGGAGTTTTACAAAACGATTTAATGTGTGAAACACGTCATAAAAACCGCGATTTATCTAAAAATTCGGAGACGCTAGTTATTAAGTCTTATAATACTCCTAATAATGGAAAATCGCATCATAAAAATAGCAGGCAGTAACTATGTTAAGTATTATTAAGTAATAATATACAACACCAATATAAGTAATGATGAAAAAAAAATTAAAAAAAATAATTTTATTGAAATAATTAAATAATAAAGTCGTTTGTCTATAGCGTATGATATGTCGAGCATATTTGTATTATTGACTAGAATTATGTCATTTTCGTTGCTGTTATAATTAATATTATTATTACGATTAATAATACTATTACTATAATCATTATTAATTAATATTTCATTACTATTATCAACAATTATAGCATTAGTGTTGTCTTCATACATATTATATACTACTAGTGTTTCTAGCATACTATTTTCTTGACTACATATAAAACATTTTCCTATATTTTTGTTTGTAATATTTTTTTTAACCCAACTATTAAGGCAGTAAATATGAACATCATTTTTACAACAAGTTAATGTGAATTCTTCATTTTTTAAAATGTTATTTAAACATATTACACACTCATTAGTGTCCATAGTATAACTATATTAAATATATAAAAAAATATTATTATATAATTTTTTTATATATTTAACACATA